AATGTTAAAGAAGTTGGCTATGACGCATACAACGCAGCGTCATTAGTTGCTCGATTGCATGACGCGGGAATTCCTGTTAAAAAGGTCGGGCAAGGCATGGCGGTTTTAAACAATCCGTCGAAATATGTAGAGAAAATGATATTAAACCAGCAGATTAAACATGATGGAAATCCGTTTATTGGCTGGCAATTAGCAAACTGTTCTTGTTATACTGATGTTAATGGAAACATCAAAGTGCGTAAGAATGAAGCTGATACAAGCGCAAAGGTTGATGGAATTATTGCATTAATTATTGCGGCGCATTGCAGTTTGGATAATCCTTTTGTTTCTAATAGCTTCGGTTTCAGAAGTTTTTAAAGCAAAAGCATAAAGAAAAAGGTAGATAAAGTGGCTATCTTAGACATTTTCAAAAGAAAATCTACGGTAAAAAACGAAGCAAATACCGTATTAGGACAACTGCAATTAGGTAACCAAGTTGTCTATGGAACGGATAATAAAACCACTTCTACGCAACTTCTTTATGTAACGACTTCCGGCACTACTATTGCAGGTCGCGTAATTGATGTTTCCGCATTAACGCGCAATTCTACGATTATGGGATGCGTTGGCGCTAAAGCTAGAACGCTGGCGCAGTGCGGAATTAGCATTATGTCCAAAGCAGAAGATGGAACTTTGGTTGATGCAATCAGCAATCCCAATGTTGGAACAAGAGATAAAACCAAAGCCAAACAAGTTTTAAATCTGCTTAACAATCCTAATAATTTCCAAAGCAATTATGAGTTTTGGTATCAATGGTGCATGTGGCAGGATATTTCTGGCGAATCTTTTACTCTTTGGTGGAGAAAAGACCAGAAAGATTCTTTACAGACACCGATTGAAATGTATATGTTGGATTCAACGCTTATTACGGTGGTGTTGACTCCGACTAGATACCCTTCGTATAGGTTATCGACCCCTTCTTATGGTTTTAGTAAAGAAAACCCATTAGAAGCGCACCAAGTCATGCACATCAAAGAAGCTGCGTGGCAAGGCTCCAGCGGTTTTAATAAAGGCATCCTAGCGACTGAATTGGTTGCGTTAGACCAAGATATTGACGTTTACGCCAACTTTGTAATGCAAAACGGCGCAAAGCCTTCTGGTATTTTTAGCACTACCCAAGTAATTCCCGATGCTAAATATAAAGAAATTGCGTCAAGGTTAAAAGAAACGTGGAACGCTATGACGGGTTCGCGTTCTGCCGACCCTAGCAAAGCTGGTCAAGGCATGTTGTTAGACCAAGGCATGACTTATACGCCCGTGGATATGCTGACCTTGCAAGATGCTCAAACGGCACAATTAAAAATTCAAACCATGAAGCGGATTTGTGGTTTATTTGGCGTTCCCCCTGCTATGTTGGGTATTGACGACCAGAAATACAATAATACTCAAACGATGCTAGACGAATTCCACAAAACAACGATGTATCCGATGATTATCAATATCGAGCAAAAGTTAAAACAACATTTGCTGCGCGGATACCCTAATTTATACGTTCGGTTTGATACTAAAGATTTCCTAAAAGGCGCTCCGTTAGACCAGATGAATTTTGTGTCTGCCGGTGTTAAAGCTGGAATTATGACTCCCAACGAAGCGCGGGAATATATGAATATGCCCCGTATTGATGGCGGGGATGAATTAATTTCGTCAGATAAACAAATTGAGCCAATTCCGGGCAGCAGTCCACAAGATACCGGCGGCGGTGGTGGTAATCAGACTCGTCGAATGAATATTGGAACGACATGAATCTGTTAAAAAAAGCGTTATCTATACTTACTTCACAGATTCGTCAATCTGATGTTAAACTCGGCGTAAGTAGAAAACCCCACAAGATAACAGATGATAATCAATCGCTTAAAAATGGGGTAATCAATGAAAAATCTACTTCTGGTTTGCGAGGCAAAAGTAAATCTGGAGCAAAGCGCGGACGAAAGCCAAAGTCCGTCAGGTAAGATTGAAGCTAGGGTTACGACTTGGGGTGCGCGTGAAGGCGCGGACGGTCGGAAATTCTATTACAAGCCAGAGGGTTTTCAATCTTGGGCAGATGAGTTTTCACAATCCGGAAAACCTTTGCCGATGTTTCTGAACCATAACGACATGGGTATGCCTGTCGGTGAATGGACAGAATTCAATTTTGACGATGAAGGAATGACTGCAAACGGTCGTATTTATACGAATACTGTTGGCGGTTCAGACCTTTATACGGTTCTCAAAGAATCTCCTAATTTGTTTGGCGGTGTTTCTGTCGGCGCTTACGCTGAAGATGCCATGATGGTTAATGCCGATGGCGAAGAAGCACAAGATGATGATGAAGCATACTTCCAAATTACTAAAGGTGGTTTGCGTGAAGTATCTGTCGTCATGTATCCAAACAATCCCAATGCCGGAATTCACAAATTAGAATTTGCTGAATTAACCGAGCGCAAAATCGAGAAAATCCTGCGGGATGCCGGGTTTTCACGTAAAGATGCGGCCACCGCGTCTAGTTCTCTCAGGGAATATGTCAAGCGGGATGCTGACGTAAAAACTGAGGATTCCCCAACTCAGCGGGATGCTGATGCGGTGGTAAACGAAGCCGAAGAAATTTTACGTGCGTTACAAGTGCGTGAACTTTCTAAGGAAATCTCCAAACGCATTAAATAAAGGACTATCATGAAAGAAGTCATTGAAAAACTGGATGCCATTGAAGCGGCTAATGTCGCTAAAGTGGAAGAAATCAAAGGCGAAGTTGCTAAGTCGCTGGAAGAAGTCAAAACCCAAGTAACCGAGCAAGTCGCTGCGCTGGAAGCCAAAGTTGCCGCGATTCAAGCTCCGGCGGTTGTCAAAATCGCTAAGAGCGTTCGGGAAGATGTTAACCGTTCGGTCAAAGAACAACTCCGCGATTTCTACAAATCTAGCCGTTCGCTGGAAAAAGAAATCAAGATGTTTGCGGATGAAAGCCAATACGATGCTTTCCTGAAGGAAGCTTCGACCCTGACTGGTTCCGGCGCTGGCATCGGCGGTCGCACTGCTTATGACCCCGTGTTTGTTCCGCTGCGTCTTGCTAACCCGATGCGTGGTGTTTCGCGCAATGTCTCGACCGAAGGCGCAACGTATCAGTTCCGCGCTAAAGTCGGCAATGCTGGCCCGGCGTGGGGTTACACCATTCAGAACAACGGTGCGGCAACGACTGAAGCCACGAACATCTGGCAACTGACGCTGCAAGACCTGAACGTCCAATTCCCCATCCGCACTGCGGCTCTGGACGACATTGACGGTCTGGAAAGCAACGTGGTTTCGGACATGCTGGTTGAGTTCTCGCAAGCTGAAGCACTGTCGATGATTAAGAACGACGACCAAGATGCAGGTGCGGCTTATGGCGGCACGAACGGTCTGCGCGGTCTGAATCAATACGGCGGCGCTGCTGCAACGTATTCGCCGGGTGAAATCACTGTTGCCGATTTCGGCACTAGCGGCACTGGTTCCTCGTCTGGTCTGCATGACATCGCAACGTATGACCAGTTGACGACTAACGCTGCTGGCTCGGCAAACAACGTCAATTACAAAGACCTGATTAACTTTATTTACAACCTGCCGCAGCAGTATTGGACTCCGGGTTGTAAGTTTGTTATTAACCCGCTGATGCTGGCTGGTATCCGTGGTCTGGTTGACGATAACGGCACCCCGGTGTTTGAGCGTATGTCGCCGCTGGAAACCGACGGTATTGTTGGTCGGCTGCTTGGCTTCGATGTTGTCGTGAATAAATATCTAGACAATCCGACCGCACCGGACGCTTCGCCCGGCACGACTTCCCTGTATCCGATGTATTTCGGTGACTGGAGCCGTGGGCATACCATCGTTGACCGGCTGAACATGGTTCTGCGTCGCTACGACCAGACCTTGCCGGGTTTCATCACGTTCTACGGTGAAAAGCGTCTCTGCACCAGCGTGGTTGACCCCTTCAGCATCATTCGGTATCGCTCGACCGCTACCGGGGCGTAATAAAGGCGGGGAGGCAGGGAAACCTGCTTCCCCTCTTTTAAATAAAACGAGATTGGATAATTTATGAGCCTGATTCTTGATGCAGTTAAAAAGACACTGAAAGAAGGTGAAGCTACCGTAAATCTTGCGGAAGCATCGACCTTAACCGCTTCGGGTTCAGGTGTCGGTGGTCGAGTTATTTATGACGATGCGTTCGCTGCTTTGCGTTACGCTAACCCTATTCGCATGATGAGCCGAGTTATCACGACTATCGGTTCAGATGAAGCCTTTGTTGTCAAAACTGGTAACGCTACCGTAATCCAAACTGGTTCTACTAACCCGTGGGGATACGGCGTAAAGAATAACGTCGGTAATTACGGCGCTTCGTTTTGGCAGATTTCGCTGAAATGTATTAACGCTGTTGTGCCGATTCGGACTGCTGTTATGTCCGACATTGATGGTCTTGAAGAAACGATTGTTGAAGATATTGCGTTGGAATTTGCTCAACAAGAAGGTTTGAGCATGGTTCTTAACAATGACCTTTCTTCCGGAACTGCTACGCCGCAAACTGGTAGCACCGATGGTCTGCGCGGATTGAATTTCTACACTGGCTCGACCAGTGCTGCATCGTTTGGCACTAGCGGTTCCGCTGATACGAATGGTAGGCATACCATGCTGCAAGTAG